ACACCATCAGAAAGATTGTCAATTTTTAGTATTGTGTTTTCCACAATCTTAATGCTGTTTTTTACCAAACTGTTTTCATTATTCAAAGGTGATAGCTCATCTTTTTTATTTTGAATAATTGTCAATAATTCTTTAGCTTTTACTTGTATTTTGCTTTCAATATCTTCGTGTTTTTTAATTTTAATTTTTAATTGTTCAACTTCTTTTTCTTTTAAAACAATTTGATTTTGAGAATTGTTATAAATTTCTAATTCTTTATTTTCAGATATTAAATTTTCCATTTGATTTTCATGCATTGTTATTTCAAGTTCATATTTGTTGATATCATTTTGTATTTGATTTTCCCATTGTTTTTTATTATTTTCATAAACACTAATATTGTTTGAATGAGTAGACTGAACTGTTAGTTTTGTGTTTATTTCAATATTATGACCTTCAATTTCTTGTTTGTTTTGTTTGATAAATTCTTTTGTTTTTTCGTGAAATTTACGATATTTTTCCAATCCTAAAAGATTTTCGATAATACTTCTTCTGTCTTGTGCAGTTGCTTCTAGATAGCTATCAGAATTATTATCAGTGAAAACACATATTGACTTCATTGTTTCATAATTAAAACCAAGGATTGATTCAATTAGAGACTGCGTCTGGCGCATTTCTCCTCTTGTTAATTCGGAAGCATCATCGAATTTTCCATCAGTACTTTTCCATAATTTCAAACCATCAGGCTTTCTTGTCCTTTGCACTTTATAATCATCAAAATATATTTCGACAATCATTTTTTTCCCAATTATGTTATTAATAACATCTTTGGCTCCAATTTTCTTTGGATTTTTAACAGTTTTTCCAAACAATGCATAAATGAAAGCATCCAGTATTGAGCTTTTGCCAGATCCGTTAGAACTACTGTTATCTTCAATATCGCATATTGTGTCAAAGTTTCTACCTTTGATCATCGTAATATTTTTGCAAGATTCAAAATCAATAACAACAGCTTCTTGTCCAAAGCAAATAAAATTTTGTGCAATCAATTTCTTGAAATGTATCTTCTGCATATCATTCGTCCTCCATTGTTGTTGCAGAAACAATACTCTTGCCAATAATTACGAGTTGTTCGTAATCCAAATCTGGTTTTATATGTTTTACATATTCTGAAACCATTGTTTCGGTGTTTTCAAGAATAGCTTTAGATGTTTGAACAACATCAGCGTTTTCTATATCATTTTTGTTAGTAACTTTTTTGATCTTGACAGTTTTGATTCCCATTTCTTGCAATAAATCAACTTCTTCTTTAATCGAATTTTTATCATCACTGTTGGTAATTAATGATATAAATGCCTTTTCTAAATGTTCTTTTTGAACTGATTTGATTTCGTCAAATGTTCCTGCATAATGTCTTGGACTAAATGTGTTTTCTATATAATTTTTTGAAAATTTATCGCCATTAATTTTCAAATGCAATATATGTTTTGTTTCATTTGCTTCACCAAATGAAAGTTGTAATGGGCTTCCAATATATTCCAAATTGTTTGAAAGAATCTGATATCCGTGATAATGACCTAAGAATCCGTATTTATATTTAGAAAACAAACTTTTATCAATTTTACACATATCTCCATCATGTTCAATTTCAACTTCAGAAACACTGCCACTACTGTTTAGTTTTGCTCCATCAACTGCTAGATGACCTAGCATATATGTGTTTGAATCAATGTCGTCTTCAAGATGTTTCATACTTTCAATTGGATTGTGAGTAAATGGAATCATATGCCATTTAATATCATCAATTATTATCGACTTTGGCGTGTCAATAATCACAACATTTGGCAATGAAGATAACATTGTTACAGAAGAAACTGTTGACTTTTCGTAAAACCAAAGATCGTGATTACCTAAAATCATATAAAGATTCAACGATCCATCGAGATGCTTCTTCATTGCAACAAATGTTTCATGGCAAGTAAGCAAATCTATTTTGCTTCTATCATGAAAAAAATCACCACCAAACAAAATGTTTTTTATATTTTTTTCTTTTGCTGTTCTGAAGACCCATTCCAAAGTATCTAGACAGTCTCTTAATCTTTGTTCTGATTTTTTGTGAGGATGAATATGAATGTCTGTCCAGATCAAAAAATCATGATCAGCCATAAAAGACTCCTGTGGAGCCTTAAGACTAACCAAAAGGTGTCATTTTGTCAAACAAGATCAAAAGAACTGAGACGACAACCTCTTGATAATGTTTTTTTCTTTTTTATCTTTTGATTCTTTGTCTTTTTTATCAAAATAATTTTGTAGAATTGAATCCCAGTTATATATATCAAGCTTTGTTACTATATCTGTTGGCGCACCTCCACCAGCAACTGCTCCACCAAGACTTGCATCTGGAGCGCCAAGACCACCACCAAGATCAGGAGGAGGCGCAGCGCCCATGCCTCCTCCAATAGCACCACCTAAACCACCACCTAAATCACCACCAGCAGGTGGAGCGCCTCCAGCAGGTGGTGGAGCACCGCCTGCATCTCCTGCTGGTGGAGGTGGTGGCGCAGCATCAGCTTCCATAAAAATCTTATTTTTTAGAAGATACTCATAAATTGATATCATATAGGATATATACAGGGAAGATGAAAAGTTTTATGCAATTTATTGAAGAAGTTGACTTCACTCCTCTTGAAGAACCAGAAGTTGCACCTGTTGCGCCTGCTGTACCTAATGCTGTCGCTGCTCCATCACCATATTCAATTTATTCCAGAAAAGTCAAACCTTGGAAAGCAAACAAGAAAGAAACACTTCAATTCTGGGAAAGCTTAGTTCCTAACATTCCGCTTCAATTAAAACCTATTGAGTCGTCTCACAAAGGAACAAATATCCAACAAGATGGAATCAGAATAACTGGGTCTAGGGAATTTATTGCAACTGTTATATCAAGATTAAAAGATTTGTTATATTTTGAAAGCGAAAAAACTAAACTTATAATTGATTATAGACAAAATGCAAAAAGTCTAAAACCTGGTGGTAAAGACAGTTATTTGTTTTATATTAACGTAAAGAACAGAACTTAAGAAGCAGCTTTTTTCATGCATCTAGACATAATAACTTCTTTTTTCACATTAAGAAGAGTGTCCAGCATTGATTCTAAATATGTTTGTTTTTGGCACAATTTGTCAAGATTTTTCTCTGTTTCAGAAATTTTCTCAAGAGTATTGTTAATAACTTCTGAATCCATATAATCTCCTTTTATTGTACTATTTTATTTATGTTTAAGTAATTGTTTTTTATAAAAATTTATTATAGTTTCAAATAATGCATTCGTGCTTGTATTTTTCCCGTTTTTTTGTATGATCTCAAAGACCAGTACCCAAATTTGAGTGCCAAGTAATGATTCTTTACAACGATGAGCAACAAGCAGTAATAAACAATGTTTTAAATGACATCAAAGTAAAGCAAATCGTATCTATTGCTGGTTATGCAGGAACCGGAAAAACCACTATAATCAAAGAGATACTGTCCAAGCTACCTAATTTCCGTGTTTGTGCTTTCACGGGCAAAGCGACAAATATCCTCCGCAGAAAAGGCATTCATTCAGCAGAAACGATTCATAGTACTATTTATGATGTAAAGAAAGACGAAGATAAAGTAAAATATTCAATCAAGCCATTCTCAAAGCTTTTGCTTGATGGTTTTATTATTGATGAAGCAAGTATGATTAGTGAAGAAATATATAAAGACTTGTGTTATTATGAAAAACCAATCATATTTGTTGGTGATCATGGTCAATTACCACCAATTGGAAAAACAAATTTTAACATAATGTCAAAACCTGATTATAAACTTGAAACAATTCATCGTAATGCTGGGCCAATTGCACGATTCGCAAATTATCTCCGTGAATCAAATAATGCCAGAAATTATACAGAAAAATCTGAAGAAGTTACAATCAGAACAAAAAGCCAACTGACAATAAAAGATTTGCTATTAGTTGATCAAGTTATCTGCGCTTTTAATAAAACAAGAGTTGTTCTTAATGTCAAGATGAGAGAAGCACTTAAACTTCCTCCTGAACCAGTTGTCGGTGATAAAATAATAGTTCTTAGAAACAATAGAAACTTTGGTGTATTTAATGGACAACAAGGAGTGGTTTCAAAGATCAATAATAAAACAGTAGATGTTCAATTTGATAACTTTCTTGCTAAAAGGTTGCCGTACACAAAAGACCTGTTTAATGCAGAAAAAACTAATCAAGACACACTAAATGATTATAAGAAGGATATAGTTCTTATGGATTATGCGTATGCTATCACTTGTCATAAAGCACAAGGTGACCAATTTGACAAAATTGCAGTTCTTGAAGAACCATGTACGATATGGGAGATGAATAGATGGAACTATACAGCAGCAAGTAGAGCAGAAACACAAATTTTTTGGTACAAATAAATGTCATTAAAATTAATAATAAACAATGATTTATCTCAACTTGAAACGGATAATGAAGAATTATTAAAATTTCTACATACAAATTTAAGATTTCGACAAAAAGGTTATCATTTCCATCCTCTTTACAGAGCAAAAAAGTGGGATGGATTTGTAAATTTCTTTAGCAGCAAAACTGGTAAATTTTTAACAGGAATACTTCCAGAAGTTATTGCTGCCATTAAAAAATTCAAAGACGTTCCAGTTGTTGTTAATAATTCAACTCCTGTTGAATTGCTCAGAACAGATATTGACAAATACTTTCTTCAAACAATAGAAAAAGATTCAAAAATCGAATTGGCTGATTATCAGGTAGATTTGGTTAACCAAGCTTTGAAATATAAAAGAGGAATCGTTTTTGCGCCAACGGGTGCTGGTAAAAGTTTCATACTTGCAAGTATTATAAAATCTATCAAAGACAATCAGCCAATTCTTCTTTTGCAGAATAAAAAGACTCTTGCCATACAAAATTACGAAGAAATGCTAAGATGGAAAGTTGCAAAAGTAGGAACTCTTTGGGGAAATTCCGTAAACCCTGATCTTGTCACAGTTGCAACAGTCCAAAGTGCTCATCATCTTGGAGATAAACTTAAAGATATAAAAGTTTTAATTGTTGATGAAGTTCATGAAATGGTGTCACAGCAATCAAAAGATGTTTACAAATTACTAAAAAATGCATCTATGCGTATTGGACTAAGTGCAACTCCATTCAAACATGGAGAAACTGATAAAGTTCACAAATTTCTAGTTAAAGGATTTTTTGGTCCTTTATTCAAAACCACAACAACTGAAACAGGTGTTATCAAGACTGCGGATCTTCAGAAAAAAGGACGTTTGTCAAAGTCCTCATGTGTGTTTCATACTATCAACGAACCCGAATTACACAACGAATTATACCAAGACGCTATAGAAAAAGGCATTGTTAGTAACCATGAGTTTCATCAAAAAGTATATGACATATGTTCAACAATACAAGGAAGAACATTAATTCTTGTAGACAGAATTACGCATGGAGATAATTTGAAAAAACTAATTCCAACAGCATGTTGGATTACCGGAAAAGACGATAATGAAACAAGAAAAGAAGTAATTGACATGCTTCAAACATCAAAGCATAGTTGTATCGCAATTGCTACTCAACAGATTTTCAACACAGGCATCAATGTCAAAATACACACTTTGATAAATTGTGCAGGTGGGCAAGCAGACCATCTAATCATTCAACGTATGGGACGTGGTCTAAGAACAGCTGATGACAAAGACGAAGTTCTTTATATTGACTTTTTGTTTGAAAACAACCCTTATCTTAAAAAACATTCAAAGAAAAGAATAAAAATTCTTGAAAAAGAAGGGCACTCTGTTGAAATCAAGACTAAATAGATATTATGATAGTCGAAAAATTAAAAAATTGTGTTGGCGGCATGCCAATGATGGCAGATTCAGAAATACAAATAATAAATGATATTATAACTAAAAATAAATATAAAAATTGTTTAGAATGGGGATCTGGAAATTCCACTATATATTTTCCTAAAACAAATACTTGTGTAAAAAATTGGATGTCAATTGAACATTGTCAAAATCATTATTCTTTAATAAAAAGCATGGTTCCAGCCAATGTAGAGTTAATTCTTGAAAAAGAAGAAAAAAAATATATTAATAAACCAAAAAATAAAAAATTTGATTTTATATTGGTTGATGGCATTAATCGTGATGAATGTATGGATCTAGCGTTTGATCTTTTAGAAAAAAACGGATCAATCATTCTTCATGATTCTGCAAGAAAAGAATCTTCTGAAATTTTAATAAAACACAAATCCAAAATTGTATTATCAACAGATGGTGAAAAAAAACTAAAAGACGGTTATTTTGCACATCGTGGGATTGCTGTTTTCAAGATCTAAGCTCTTTTTCATCCATTATCAAAAGCTTATAAATGTCATTCAAAGATTTAGTTGGTTTATAAAGCATGCTTCTAATTTTTTCCTTCTTCTCTTCGTCTTTTATTTCTTTAAATTTTGTCCAATTTTCAAGCTTGTCTTTGATTGCTTCTACATCAAGTAATTCCATCTTAATTTGAAGGCCTTTATGTGTAATGTCTAAACCCAATTGGTTGAAAAAAGATTGTTCTTCATCATCTTTCATTTCCATAAATTTTCTAAATGTATTCATAACATTATTTAATAAACACCAATATAAAAATTATACAAACATTTTTTGTTTATGCATATTTTTCCCAGCAATTGATTTTTTATGCCAGTTAAGTATTATGTCATAGTAATTATTTTTAGGGAATTTTGAATAATCAATTATGGGATAATTTTTTTTATTGAAAAAAAATTGATCGCAAGAATAGTGAGCAATATAATGACTATTTTCTAAGTTGTTTATAGGAACTATATAGCAATAATCTTTTGTTACCATTTTTATTTTTTCAACATTACAAGCTGCTTGAAAAGAATACATACCTGCCCACCAACGAGTCAATTCATGTTCTTTTGCAGGAAATCTACCAAGTATATCTTTGTGAATTTCTATCCAAGTATTAATCACTTTTTTGAATGTTTTTATTTTTCCTATAATAGGAACAAATCCGCCGTTGTAATATAATTCCTCATTCTTTAAATATTTTTTTATTATATGTTTTTTAGAAGTTAAACTAAATAAATGCCAATTTTCATATATGTCTGCAACAAAAAAAGTATTATCTTCTATTTCCAAAACTGGATGTTCTTTTATATGAAACATATCACAATCTAAAAGTTCAATAATCTGTTCGTCGTCTTTAAATTCGTCAAATATTTGTAGTAAACCTATTTGAATATTTATTGGATGTGGATTTTCATATTTTGATAAATTAATGTCATAATCAGCAAATGATTCACACAAAGAATGAGGAACATCATTGTTCCATTTAAATTCTTCACATCTTTTGTCAGTTAGACTATTTCTTCTAATTACTATTGCTTTTGCTTTTTGAAAAGCATTTTTTCCATACAATTCTTTATGCCTATGCCAAAACAAATCTAATTGCCATTCAAACAAACCATTGTAAACAGCTACTGGAACACTTATCAAATCCATAAGATTATTTATATGTTTTTCAAAAAAAAATTCAATTACATAAATATTTTGTGTAATATAACCATTTGTTAATAAGTTAAAATATGAAATTCTTTGAATGGATCGGAAAATCTCCTGATAAATTATTTGGATTTGAAAATCCCAATAAAGCTTCTGATGTAGCTCTCAAGTATGAAGAACATCCGATTGAAGGTCTTCAAACTGAAACGTGCCTTGATGAAATAATAAATTTAGGCAACATTGGAACAAAGTCGCCTGTCAAAGATTTTGGAAATACTGTAACTTATGGACCAAAAAATCAAGTCGGTTCACTGAAAGTTGAATTCTCACCTTTGGGATCATGTCGTATCACAATTCTAAGATTAATAAAAGATCTAGAAGGCGAACTTAAATGGATTACAAGATATGCTGTACCAGTTATTAATGACTATGAACATCTAACAGCTCAAGATATAGCTATAGAAAAAATGCTTGCCATAAGAGCAAATGAAATAGCTAGTTTTATTGATAGTACTAGTTTGGAAAGACCAAGAAATGATTATGTTGATTTAAGAAATCTTGTTGTTAAAATAGCATCAAACATGAAACTTAAACATCCTCAAATACTAAATTATGAAGGAGTTATGGAAACTGATATAAATAATTATATTATTTATTTTAGTTATAAAGGATTTGGTCAAGGCGCTCCTGATCATAAAAAAGTTAATCAGTTTAATATTTATCTATCATATGATATAAAAGTTGGTCTTATTCACACATGGGGAGCAGAACTTTCTTCTGCTAATCAAGGCTATGAATTTAGACCGCAATCTCCAGAATGGGACGAATGGTTTTCTCCAGATCAAGATCCTCAAGAGATGGTTACTATTCTTGAAAAGATGTTCTTGACTTACTAATTCTCGTAATCAAAATATTTTAAATATATATCTTTAATTTCATCAACATTACATTGTTCTAGCACACTACATTCTGAAAATTTGTAAATATCAGAAATTGCCTCTTCTGATAATTTTTTAATCCAATTGCTAGAAAAACAATACACATGCGATATTTGTTTAGCCTTAGCCATAATTATCAATCTTTTTTCTTGTTTGATAAAATCTTCTAGTTTTATGTCATCCCCAAATAGTTTTACGATATTATTTTTAGAAATTTTCATCAAATGATCAAGATATTTTGTTGGTAATTTTGATTCACGACCAACTTCCATAATTTGTTTATCAGCAACGAGTTGCAACCAATAAGCATATCGATATTCTGCTTTTTTTCCATGCAACATGTTTGGAGCAATTAATGGATCATATTTTGAATTAAGTTTCATAATTTCAAATTGTGCTTTTATGTATCCTATAAATTCAGCAACTGAATAATATTGTTTTAGATCATTGATCATTTTAATTATATTTTTAAATAAGAATTGTTTTTGTGGTTGCTTCTGAGCATTGAACTTAGTGTTTGCAATTTTTGGAAAATAGAATATTTCACAATTCATATAAAAACAACATAGTTCGTATGCTAAAAGATTAATTTTGTCAGCACAATATTTGTTGATTATATCAAATGATGGAGAATAAACCTTGGGAATCATAAAATTTACACTCCAAAGTCAAGATGATAGTCAGTTATGGTTGAAGCACAGCCATCAACATCGATTTCTAGGGTGTTAATTTCGCTTGTAACGAACGATCACCATGTCAACCATGCCGACTGTCATCTTATACGTTAAGTGCTGTTAAAACGCAAATTAACCGCTTAAAAATTAATAGAAAGTTTTCTCGGAATTGTGTTTTTTTGGCACGGAATTTGCTTCGTGCGTTTTGGTATATATGGGTTTATATCTATTAGTTTAAATTAATAAAGTGTTAATATCAATTAGTTTAAATTAATTTAAATTTACTGATTAGGTACGAAGTACCTAATCGTGTAACATTTCACGAAGTGAAATGTTACACACTAATTATAATTAATATAAATAATACAAAACGCACGCACACGCACGAAGCAAATCCCGTGCCAATCAAAAAATCATTTGACTTATGTCGAAAATAGTCGTAGGCTCAAGCAATGAACGCAACAAACCCATTTTTCGGAGAATTCATTCAAGCTGTTGCTATAGAACCATTTCTTTATTTTGAAATTATTAGAGAAACAAACATACCTGCTAACCAAGAAACAAAGCTTGATATCATAATACATGGAGTAAAGGGTACTAAGATAGAAATTAAATTAAATAATCGTAATGTTTCAACCTTGGTTAATTTTGTGAATTTAGTTTTAGACAAAAATAAAAAACCAATTGTAATGGCTGATGCAAAGATATTTCAAACATTTTGTAAAAAATTTAATTCAAATGGAATTAATTTCAATTTAATTTACGATATTTTGTGGTATAGAAAATATACTGGCAATAAAGATGAATATAATTTCCAAAGTTTTAAAGAAATTTGCGAAACTTTCAAAAGTTTCATTACATCTAATATTATAAGTACCTATAAATCAATTTTTCAAAAGTTAATTTGTATTTCAATTCCTGAAATTGAGAATCAATTTCTCGTTGATGATAATACTGCTGAAAAAATATTTCCTAATTACATCATAGAAGGACAAGATAACGGAAGACTAAACACAAAGACTTATGGAACAAAGAGTTATAATCCAAACACAATTGATGAAGAAAAAAGAATTTCATTGATTAACCCATATGAAGATGAAGCATTTGTTTATTTTGATTATAGATCTATGGAAGCTAGTGTATTGGCGGGATTAGCAAAAGATTCAAACTTAAGCACAGTTGTTAATTCAAATAACGATCCTTATGAACAAATTGCTAAATATGTGCTTGGAATTGATGAAACTAATAGCAGAAGTATGGGAAAAGATATATTTTTGCCAGTAATTTACGGTATATCTTCACAAACACTCGCAGACAAAATGGGCATAAGTTTAGAAATAACAAGGGGTTATATAAAATCACTCAGATCAAATTTTAGTGCATCATTTGGTTATATGGACGAAGCTTACAGAAAAGCAGAGTCAGATGGTAAAGTTGCAGATTATTTTGGCAGAGTCAGATTTTTTAATTCAAATGATGCATTTAAGGCGAAGAATTTTGTAATTCAGTCGCCTAGTGCTACTATTAATCAAATTATTTTAAATCGATTGATTGAAAATTCATCAAAAATTGGGTATAGGGTATTTTATATGAATCATGATGCTTATTGTCTTTCTGTTAAAAGACATGAAATCAAGGATAAATTTTACAAAATAAAGGAATTATTGGAACAAAAAATTGAACAAGCGCCTGATGTTTTACTATTTGCTGAAGGTAAAGTTGGTCGAAAATTAAATGAAATGACGAAAATTACAAAATCATCTTGACTTTGTTTTAATTAAGAGTAATATTTTTGTTAAGGAGAAATTTCAATGAATACATTCAAGAGTTTCACCATAAGTTCTGAGGAATATGTCCTTTTGGAAAAGGAGTTTAGTCAGCTATGTTATTTTGTTTCATGGCAGTTAATGCAAAATAATAGCAAGAATAATCATCAACATGAGATAGATGATTTCAAACAAGACCTATTAATGGCAGTACTCAGAGCAGGTAGTTATTACAAACGCCAAACTTGGATCGAATCAGTATTCTTGAAATTAGATCAATATGTTCCCAAAGAAACAATATGGGAAGAAATAAACAAAAGTTTACAACATCTGTGGAGTAGAAAAACTCATCATGGTGCTTATAAGCGCAAATTTGGTGAAGAACAAGAAGAAATACTGGAAATGATGGCTAATAAATTTGTTCCAGTTGAAGAAATTCCGTTGAAAAGCTTGCATGTTATGATTAACAACAAATTCAAAATTTATGCCAAAAGAATTATCTGGAATGCAAGTCGATTTATAGGGAAGAAGATTACTAAGGAAAAACAAATTAGAGTTGGCCAAGTTTCCTTGTCAGAGCATGAATTTCTGTTCTACTAAGAGTTAAACCAAATGGAGAGTAATGTGACAGAAATCAACGACGAACAAGCCAAAATTCTTGACTCGTTGATGCAAAAGCAGAACTATAAACAGAAATTTCGTTGGGATGAATCATTCCAACGAAGACTTGTTGGTATTTTGTTAACAGATAAACACTTTATTGCACAAAGTATAAATCTTATCAAACCAGAATATTTTACCAATGAGTGTCATGCTGATATATGCAAAATAGTATTGAAAGTAGCTGAAAAGTACCAAGGTTCCACACCAGACAGATTTATTGTTGAAAACTATCTTGAAGAATTAAATAAAGATAAACCAGATGCTGTTAAATTTTATTACAAGTCCGAACTTGATTCAATTTATGATTACCATATGGCAAATGCAGCTTCCAGAGAGATATTGCTTGATAAGTTGGTTACTTTTGCCAAAATGCAAAGTCTTAGAATTGCAATGGATGAATCACAAAAGGACATGAAGAAAGATCCTGATTCTGAAGCAACTTGGAATACTATATTTGAGCGTTTCAGAAATGTAATGAACGTCAATAAAAGTTTTGATGTTGGTTTTGAATATTTCCAAAAAATTGATGATTTCTTTTCCGAACTTAACAAAGAAACAACTAGAGAAGGTACTTTTACTAGTGGTTTCCTCAGCATTGACGAAGCACTTAGTGGTGGTGGATGTCGTAGAGGAGAAATTTACGCATTTATCGCACTTGCTGGAAAAGGGAAAAGTCTTGCCTTAGTAAAAGCTGCTGTTGAAAATATTAAAAAAGGATACAAAGTATTATTCATAAGTGTAGAAATGGATTGGGTTTCTATCAGTAAAAGATTTACAAGTCAATATTCAGGATTTGCATTTGGAGGATTACAAGACAATCAAGCTCAAATCAAAGAATTTATTGAATATAATAACATTAACCACGATGATAAAAACAGATTTGTTATCAGAGATTTCCCTGCCAATTCAATTGACGTAAATGACATTCGTGCATTTATGAATCAACTTGAAGTGTACGGATTTACACCAGATGTTCTTATTGTTGATTATCCGGGTGAAATGAGAGATACGCCTAATATTCCAACATGGGAAAGCAAATATCGCATGATACGAGATTTGCGTGGATTAGCTGGTGAAAAGAAAATAATTGTGTTTACGGCAATGCAGGCAAATAGATCTTCAAGTGAGTTGTCGTCAAGCGAGTTTATTGAAGAAGGTAATATTGGTACATCCTACGACATGTACAAGCCTTTGGATGGTTTATGGAGTATTAATCAAACTACAGAAGAGGCTAGTGCTAATCTGGGAAGAATATTTGTTGTCAAACACAGGAATGGAAATGCAAAATTTCATTTTACGATCAAGTATGACAAAGAAGTTTTGAATATTAACGAAATTAAGGTTGAGGAATACAGAGCGGTAATGCATAATAATGCCAAGCGAAAAGCTGAAGAATATGGTCTGATAACCCCAGATCAGAATGTGCAAGAAGACTCGAAGCAGAAGAAAAGGCGTAAGCCTTCTACTAACAGTGATGTCATTGACTAAAGGAGCAGTTCATGATTGAGAACATCAAGATTCAGGATACTGACTGGAAGATCGATACAACTGATCTTAGTTTTACAGATGCAACATTGAATCTTTTCTTTGAAAAGGTTGGTGGCATAATTGATTACATTGGTAGTGCTCATGCTAATTCCATGCGTTATCATTCAGTTTGTGAACTTTCATATAAGCAGATGTTTATTGATAAATTTAAGTTAAATAAAGAAAATGGAAAGTCTGATAAAACAGCAGAGTTGTATGCAGAAGGTGATCCTGATTGCATCAATCTTAAACAAATGGTAATTAATGCAAGGTATATCAAAGACAGGTTGTACGCACATCTTCAGGCGCTTAATGCAGCAAGGGAGGATGCTCACCAAAGAGGACATATGTTGCGTAAAGAGATGGATAAATTGCATGGTGATATTAGAGGCGTTAGCGGTTTTGAAAATTGATTTTACACTAATTAAATAACAATTAAATTGGAGTTTGTTTTATGAGCAAAACAGTACATGCCCTTTGGATTGGTAGCAAAACTCTAAATAATTTAGGATTGCTAACAATAAATTCTTTTATTGCACAAGGTGCTAATTTCAATCTATGGACATATGAATCATTAGCCAATGTTCCTCGAAAAGTGATTATTCGTGATGGTAACGAAATATTAAATTCTAATATGATATTTCGTTACCCTTCAACAATGTATTTGAATATTGGAGGCAACTCACTAGCTGGATTTTCCGATTTGTTTAGATATAAACTTTTGTACGAATTGGGTGGTTGGTGGAGTGATATGGATGTAACATGTTTAAAACCTTTGGAAGAATACAAAGAAGATTATTATTTTAGATTTCATGGAATTTTGTCAGTGGTTGGTAATATTATGAAAGTTCCACCTAAAAGTGAATTAATGAAAATGTGTTTTGATAAAGCTGTTTTAGAAATAAACGAAAAACAAAAAGATTGGCATCATGTAATTAGAATTTTATGTTATTATATAGAAAATTTAGGTTTAAGCAAATACATCAAATATGATACATGTAATTTGGATGATCCTTATGACTTCTACAAAAATTTTATACACAGAGAAGGTTCTTTGAATGAAATTCCACCTACATGGCTTTTTATTCATTGGATGAATTCTTTAAATCCAGAATGTAAAAAAAATTCTATACTTGATTTGTTGTCCAATAAATATAACAATAAGAATTTTTTAGCAATGATTTAGAATAAATCTTTTAGTTTAAGCTGCTATCTCATCTTCAAAAGCTGTTTTTGGCATGTATTCTTTAATTTTTACAGATATTCTTTTTGTCTTTTCTTTTATTTTTGGATTATTAGAATTTTTGCTTATTGTATCTAACATTGGCAATATGTAAACATAAATATAATATGGTATTTTAGTGATAAATGCAAAGGCTAATTTATCCATCAATGTTGGTTTAACACCCATGCTATTTGCAAAAGCAACAAAAGCAGCTTCTGTTGGAGCTACTGTGAAAATAGGATTGAGTATAATAAGCTTTGTTAGTTCTTCTGCATTAGTCAAAAAATCTTTCATTAATCTTGATTTTTCTTTTTTATTATTACATGTAGCGTAAGCTCCCATTGACTCGAATGTTTTTACAGCTGCTTTTTTTGTAGGTCCGATTATAAGTTTGAATAATTTTTGAAAACCTAAAAAATAATGATCAATTTTATTAATTAAATCCGTCGTATCAGATACGACAGGAATTATATTCGTAGACTTTCTCTCTTTACCAAGAGAAGAAACACGAATTTCGTGTAAATCAAAATCTTTGTTTGAAACATAGTTGATAAAGCTAAAGTCCATGCTACTATTTAATCAGGTAAGGAGCATTTTCATGTCGTCTTTTCTTGATATTGAACGAAACAATAAGTTTGTTAACAAATATTTATCACTTGCAAAGTTCTTCGGAAATAGAGATAATCCTTGCTATTCAAGACAAATAGGAGTTGTTATCACAGATAGCAACTTCAATAAAATATTAGCAACAGGTTATAATGGACCACCACGAGGAATTCCTCATTGTGATACACCAGAACATTTTAAAGAAATACTAATTCCCCAATTAACAGAACAGGATAAGTTTAAACTTTGCAGCAAAATTAAATGTCGATTTTTTGATGAAGATAAATTTACCGAAACTTATGCATATCAAAAAATTTGCCCAAGAAAAATAATAAATTGTAAATCTGGTGAAAGATTAAATTTGTGTACATGTGTACATGCAGAAGCAAATGCAATTGTAAATGCGTCTACTGATCTTTCAGGATCATTTATGTTTGCATGGTGTCCTTTGCCTTGTTTGGAATGTACAAAATTGATTATCAATGCAGGAATCAAAAAATTGTTTTGTTACAAAGAAGATGAAGATTATTCGCACGGAAGTAGATATTTGTTTGAAAAGTCTGGAATAGATGTTTACGAACTAGATAGAAATAATTTTAGCGACACTCAGGTATAATATTGAGGAAAAATATATGGCCTATGAAGTTATTTTTAAATTTTACAATGTTAACGATGATGGATCATTTAATAAAGAAACACCGCAGGAATTGAAAAAAAAGTATGGAACGATTGAAAATGAGTATCCTATGGATAAGCTCATGAGCAACATTACAGGACATCTTGCCCGTAGAGACATATATGTTTATGATGTTGAAGTTTATGAATTTTTGAAGAAACAAATTCCATTTAAGATTACTAAGAATGGATTAGTATTAAAAAACCAAAGAGTATCTTATGATGAGATGCTTGAAAATAATCAAATTTTAGCAGAACAACAAAATCCAACTAATGTTAGTTTGGTTTCAGTTAATAAGCCAGTTCAACAAAACAAATTTGTTGACTTGTCAAGTCGAGTTGAAAATCAAAAAAATAAAAAACCAATCAGATATGTTGTTTTTAGCCCTCCATTGAATGTCGATAAATCAAAATTTAACTATAAGTTTACAAGAAACAAGAGATATCCTGTTTTTTTTGAAAGGTTTCTCGATACTGGAATTGGCCAGATGCTTTCAATGATTGATGATGCTGGTAAAGGTGTAGAAGTTCATGATGAATATTTTGTTCCGGCAGGAAATAATCTTGGTTTTGACAGTGAAATGAATCTTTCTAAAAAAGATGGAAATATTGATCTCTTAAATTGGCAGGGTGGCAATGAAGGAAACGATGGAGTTCCTGTGTTGAGAAAGGGGATTTGATATGAATCAGCGTGATAAGGATCAGAAGAAAAAAGCTCGTGAGTCTGCTGTTAGGAAAAAAGTATTGGCAAGAAGAGAAGAAATCAGAACACAAAGAAAAGAAGAGGATCGATTGGAAAAGGAATTTGAAGCCAAAGAGCTTAAGAATCTTAGTTCTGATGAAATCAAGGAAAGACTAGAACAAAATTATAAGATCTTGCAAGGTCTTTATGAAGAGATTCAAAAAAAGCAAGATCAAATTCAGGAAGAAGTTAAGCCTGTTGAAGAAGAAAAACCCTCTGATTGATTTGACTTAATAACGATTTAATACTATGTTAAAACGATAATTCGCCTGTGCGAATTATCGAGCAGTTTTTAAGCAGTCTTTTTTAAATCCGCCTTTGGTGGATGGGAGTTTGTATGTCTACAGAAGATTTAGGTTTTGATTCACTTGATGATAAGCAATTTACCGCAGAGGTAAATCGTCTTAACAAGGAAGTTGGAGGAATGGACAATTATGTCCGTCTTCCAGAAAAAGATGGTTTCGTTGCTCTACGGTTTTTGCCAAAGCTTAAAAACAAACCATTTTATTTAGCATGTCGTGTACATCGTTTGGGAGTATATCCAAACAGCAAAACAGTGTTTTGCACACGCAAATTAATTTCAACGCCCCGTGGCGACCGTTGGCTCGCAACATCCCCGGACAACGATTGCCCTATTTGCATTAAGTACAATGCACTTTGGGAACAGACCAAAAAGATGACTAACAAAAATGAAATCGAGAAGGTTCAATCTCTTGCTCGTAGCATTAAGCCAGCCGAACGCTATTACTACAATGTAATCGTGCGTTCACAAGTAAACACAAAGACCAAAACACTTGAAACAAATGTTGGTCCAAAAGTTTATTCGTGCCCTAAACAGGTGCATGAAATTGTAGTGCAATCAATTACTGGATCAGAAATTTCTGGTCGCAGGAAACTTGGTGATATTGCACATCCAGTTACTGGGCGTGATTTCAGGCTTGTCAAACAAATCAAGGGTGGTGCCTATCCTGATTATGGGCAGTCTGCTTTTGAGGATATCAGCATTCTTGGCACAGATGAACAGATCAGAAGCTGGGTGAAAAGTTATCATGATTTGGAAGCGATTCCAGTAATGCTTCCTATTGAAGAAATTCGTAAGATCTTGTCCAGCTTCCTTGATGGTGATGTCCAGCAGCCAAAAGCTGCTACTTCTACTGTGTCGGCAAGCACATCAAAGCCTTCTTCCGAAAAGGTTGAAAGCAAGATGGCAGAGGACATCGAAGGAGTTCTTGATAGTGATTGGGACACAGCTCTCAAGAACATTGGGGTTCAGTAATAAATAACTGTGGAGGTATTATGAAAATCATTACTATTATTTTGGCAACTTTATTATTTGTAAGTACTTTAGGTTGCCAAACTTCTTTTACAAGCACTTGTTGTGACATATGCAAAGTAAAATCTTGCAATTGTCATGGAAAAGCAAACAATTGTGTTTGCCATGAGGAGAATTGTGTATGTCAGCGTTAACTTTCTTTGCATCATTTTTGATTATGATGCAATCTGGAACGAATTGCCCGACATGACCATCTGCTTCTTCTAGTACTAGCCGGTCGGCGAGTACTAGAAGCTACCAGACTCAGCGACCAACATACAGACCTGCACAGTATGCTGGTAATGCTACAAGTCAAAAACGTGTGGCGACAAGACCGCAGTATCAGCCTCAGAAAAGGGTGATTAGAACAAGATAAAGACCAGACCTGTTAATTTTCAAAAGTGCTCGCTTTTTGCGGGCACTTTTTTTTTTATACACTCTTTTAATTTGGGTTAAGCAATAAATCCGGCATCCAATGACAAAAGGAATTTAATCATGGCGAAGTCTAAAAAAGATGGTTTTGACGATATTTTTACTCAAATGGCGCAAGACACTGGCGCACAAGTAGTTGCAAATCTGGACGTTGCAAAATATTTTATTGATACTGGTAATCTTGCTATTAATTATTGTTGCTCAGGCAAGTTTATCAAAGGTGGAATTCCCGGTGGAAGATTAACCGAAATTTATGGTCCTAGTGCATCAAGCAAAAGTTTGATTGGCAGTAACGTCCTTGCAGGCGTTCAAAAACTTGGAGGCATCGGTATCATTCTTGATACTGAGAATGCGATTAATGGTCAGTTCATGCAACAAGCTACCAAATGCGATATCAACAAAGTAATCAGATATACTCCTGTTACTTTAGAGGATTGTTTCGGAACAATTTATAGAGCTATTGATTATATTCGTAGGAAAAGAAAAATCGAAGTTCCGATGGTTATTGTTTATGATTCCATTTCTGTATCACCAAGTGCTAGGGAATTGAGAGAGACTCAACTTCCAGAAGGTTATTCCAAGGCTGATTTCAAGAGAATAGTAGGATCTAATGAACAGCCGGGAGAAAGAGCTAAGATTTGTTCTAAGGAACTAAGAAAGCTTAATACTGAGATGGAACAAAACGATGTTACCGTTGTTGTTTTGAATCAAATTAGAGATAAAATTGGCGTTATGTATGGAAGCCCAGAAACCACAGCTGCTGGTGGTCAAGGATTGCCTTTTTATGCGTCTTTGAGAATTAGATCACAGACTCAAAAGAAGATTGAAACCAAGATTGTTGGTTCTCAAAAGAAAAAGATTATGGGAATTAATATTAAAATTCAAAATAAGAAGAACAGGTCTTATCGTCCATTTGTTGAAGTTGATAATATTCCTTTGTATTTTGACAAAGGAATCAATCCACTTGGTGGATGCTTGGGTGCTTTGATTGACGCAAACAAGATTACGCCTCAAGGTGCTGGTAAGTTTTTGATTAATTCAAGCCTTACTAATGGTGAAGAGGTTTCGTTTAGGTCTTCTATGGAAAGAAATGATATTCCTTTGGAGATTGCATATAAATATCCAGGATTATTTGATGCAGAATCCGAGCTTGAAATCAGAAGTTATTTAGATCCTCATCTTGACGCAATCAATTATGTTTGCGATGGTGAAATCTCAGATGTTGGCGAAGATGAAAGTGAAATCGACGATCTTTTAGCTTGAGGTGAATCATGAAAACTTGCTTATTATTGACAAGTCCAGATGGTAAACAGATGCCTACCAACCAGTCAAATTATGATTTGCTGGTTGAGTTTATTGATTATTTCAAATTAACAACTCAATTTGTTAAGCTTGAAGATGAAAGCAAAATGCTGGACATTCCACAAATTGCCAGCATATTTTGTGATAGCAATTATCATTCAAATGTGGAATTTATTTCCAAGTCATCAGTTAACACATGTCCCGTTCCACAAGAAAGTGGTAATTCATCAAATTATATTCGCAAGAAAATTAAAGATCAGTTTATAAAAAACAGGATTATTACGTTTAAAGAAATTTGTAAAATGTTTGAGTCTCTTAATTATTCTTTGGCAGCGTTAAATAATCACTTTAAGATTGTTCGACAAGATCTTGTTGCAGGAGGATGGATTGTCAACAAGATCAAGAACGGTCTATATCAGCTAGAAAAAGTAAATGGTGATTAATGAACAGATTAGAAAATGTTGTTGACGCTGCCAAGCAAGCCGATTTAATGAGCAGCATTTTGGAACCTTATAGTTTTCCAAAATTTGATGCTAGTGTTGAACATGCTTTAACGCCATACAAAGTATGGCGTTTTCCACTGGATGGCTATGATATAATTGTATATTTTACCAAATCAGGTGGTAAAGATTGCAAAATATCATCATTACAAGTATGGTCTGAAGATTTCTTAATTTTACCATTTAATGTTTCTGTTAAAGTTGCTAAAATCTTTTTGAAAGAAAAAAATTTAAGTTTGTTTCTTTTGAAGAATTATGACAAACTTTTGTATTGTTGGACTAAGATGACTACATTAGATGGAGAATTGTTAAAGCCAATTGACGAATCGGTGCTAGAGAAAACATATGGAGACTTTTCTTACTTTTTAATAAAAGAAGAATTTTCTTTTTGATTCTGATCTAAATACTGTTGGGGCACAGGACTTACATCTTGTGAAATAAAAATGAGCAATCCCGTTAGTAAAGTCCAGAACAAGAGAATACAATCTTCGATAATTAAACATCTTGAAAAATATGGCACAATACAAATTAATCTTCCAGATGATAATTTGCTTGAAATAGGTGTTTTAGAAGAAGACGATCAGGGAAATTTGAAAAGAGGCGAATCTTATTGTTATGTTATCGTAAAAAATGAAATGAGAGCAACAGTAATAGACAAGTATAATTTAGGTATAAGATTTTCAGCAGATGAAAACCTTATTGTAATGGATGATAAATTTGTAGATTCTGATGGAAAAAATGTTAAAACAATTAATGTTGCTTGATTTTTAACACTAATTTAAAATGTTACAACTTTTTGGCTCTGGACTAAAACAATGAAAAAGAGCGAATCTTACAGTACACAAGTACTTCTTACAAGTGTAAACAACAAGCTTCTTGAATTCTTGTACACAAGATTCAAGTATCGATATCAGGACGATTTGGCTCAAGCATTTTCGGCTATTTCTTCCGAAAAACTGCTTGAACCTATTCATGATTCTCTAAACTGTTCGGAAGATAGCAGTAGTTTTCATTATAGAGTAGAGTGCTTGGCACAAGCTTTATCAAATGAATTTAACAAGAGAAATTTGGATGAATATGGGTTGTCTTAAGTTCTAAAGGGGGTGATTCCAGACCGATAACCCAAATTTGTCAAAACACTATGCGAACCTATGATTTAAACACATAGGTTCGCATAAAATTTTAATCCTTGAATTAATATAAAAAACGATTATGATCAATCTCTTCTACCAACAGAAGAGATTCACAGAGAAGCTAAATTATGGAAATTGTAGAAATTACTGATGCTAATCCAATAAACACAAATACATACTCTCCGCTAAAATACGATAAGTTTGAAGAATTCAATCCAGTACAAAGCTCAGTTCTCCCATTTGCAGACAAAGATAACAATTGCGTTATATCAGCTGCCACAAGTTCTGGAAAAACCGTAATTGCTGAATTTTTTATTACGCAATCTTGCTTACAACTTAATAAAAAAGCTATCTATGTATGCCCTCTAAAAGCACTAGCTAGCGAAAAATATAGTGAATGGAAAGATTCATCTCATGAATATTCATTGAAAAATATTGGTTATTTTACAGAAGGCGGAAAATCAAAAAATGATGATTTTGATATTGGAATATTCACAATAGAAGGACTTTGCCATAAGTTAATTACAAAAACAGAAATATTCAAAGATGTGGATGTTATTGTAATTGATGAAGCGCATTTGCTTGGAGCAGAGAACAGAGGACACTTCCTTGAATTCGCTTTAATGTATATCACGAAAATATGCCCTTGCAGAATTGTTTTTTTATCTGGAACTCTTGCAAACGGAAAAGAATTAGCTCAATGGTTGTGTAATTTAAACAAAAAACAAACTATTTATCTCAAAAGCACTTACAGACCAGTACCTTTAAATATACATTACAGAAAATACGAAGAATCCGACTATGATGATGGATTGCCGTCTGAATTGGTTGAATCAACTTTAAGTCTTGTCAAAAAACATCCTAATGATAAATTTCTTGTATTCGTACACAGTAAAGCAACAGGTAAAAAACTAAAACAATTATTCTTAAAATCAGGACATACAAGTGATTTTCATTGTGCAGATCTTAAATCAATTGAAAGAAATAAAATAGAGAAACAGTTTAAGAACGGTGACCTCAGAATACTTGTTGCAACAAGTACTCTTGCAGCAGGGGTAAATTTGCCTGCTAGGCGTGTTATTGTGTTTGGGGTAACCAGAGGCAAGCAATTCGTAGATAAGGCTGAGATAGGCCAAATGATGGGCCGTGCAGGCAGGAAAGGTATAGATACAGAAGGCGATGTCTACATCTTCATTCCAGAAAGCAAAAAATTCTATGCTTCAGAACTAAAGAAGATTGATCCAATCAAATCTTCTTTACTTGAAATTGACAAAAGAGACGAATATCCAAATTTAGCTTTTTATATACTTTCTTTAATATTTAGCAAAAACTATAACACAGATGAAAAATTGATTGATATTATCAAAACATCATTTGCCTGTGAGCGTGGAATGATTCATATTGATAAAATTAATAAAACTATTGCTAGATTAATATCTTTTAAGTTTATAGAAAAAAATGATAATGTTTACAATATTACTAAAATTGGATCTTTATCATGTTATTATTTTATTGATCCTTATGATTTGTTTTCTTATCAAATGAATTTTTATGGATTAATAAAAAACAATATGTTGAAAGATAGTTTAGTTTCCTACGCTCTAGCAAACATACCATCAAAGAATTCAACATATATTTCTTCTGAAGAGGCTAGTTTTTGTTTTAATTATAAAAGTAGGTTGCAGGAACTTCTAAAAGATAAGTTTTATGAATCAGCTTGTATTAAATATGGATTTTCGTATTGGTGTTTGATGCATGGAAATAATTTGGGTCCATTGGCTTATTTGAAAGAACCATTACAAAATGATATTGGTAGAATCACATCATGTTTAGCTATGATGTCTAAAATTTGTGGATGGAACAATTCAGACTTCTTTTATAATCTTTCAAAGAGACTGATATACGGTGTTCGTGTTGAATTGTTGGGATTAGTTGAAATTAAGAATATTGGTAAAATTAGAGCTGAAAAATTATACAGTAGTGGGTTTAAAAATAAACAAGATGTCATGAATAATTTAGAAAAAGCTAGTAAAGCTGTGGGTCTTACAGTTGATGTCTTAAGGGTTTCTTGTCTTCTGGACCAAAAAAGCCAACAGGATATTCAATCTTGATTGTTTTGTGTTCTCCGTCTTTTTTTTCCTCCCACATGCGTATTTGTTCTACATCCATGCCAAGTTCTAAAAAGTGGCAATTGTCTTCAGCAAATACTGGAAGTTTCATCTTTTTTTCGTTAATCAGGATATTAACTTGACAATATCCTGATTTTGGGTCATAACACAAACACGATTTGCATTTTTTTTCTTGCATTTTTTTTGAATCCTGTTATTCTTTGTTATTAAAGGAGTGTTACAATGAATAAACTAATTATAGGTTTGGCAGGACAAGCAGCAGCTGGAAAAGACACAGTTGCTGATATTTTAATTCCAGAACTTAATAAAATCGCAGGATATGATTTTGTAAGAGATTCATTTGCTGGCAATGTAAAGAAAATTTTCGCACAAGCATTTCAGGTTGATCTTCCATTTATTGAATCATGGAAAAGAAGCCCTACTCCTCCTCATGGATTCTTGATCCCTGTTAGAAAAGGCCTACAACTAATTGGTGATGGATTCAGACAAATCAAATCTGATGTTTGGATTGATTATGTTCTAGAGAACCCACAACATGATATCGTTGTTTCAGATGTTCGCTATTGCAATGAAGCAGTTAACATTAAGAAAAAGCAAGGAATTAATATTGTTTTGATTAGACCTGACAAGATGAACAATGATGACAATGATAGTGAGAAGATAATTGGTCAAGTAGCTTTGCACTTTGAAAAGATGGAGTATAACGGTCCTATCACATATAATCAGACATATCCAATGTTTGATTATTTTTTGAAAAATGATGGTGATCTAGATCGATTGAGAAATAGAGTTATCAATCATTTGCTTCCTTTTATTGTTTCCAAAATGACTCGTTAGCGTTTTTTCTTAAGTGCATTTTCTGTTACGACTATAAATTCCCAATTTCTTTTTTTGCAATAGGAATTGGCAGCGGTCCATTTAGCTATATTTTTAGGCCATTTTGTTTGAGATTTGGGCTTTATCTCCCACATCTCAATTTTTCCATCGCTGTATTCTACTAAAACATCTGGAATATAAGTGTGTTTTGAACCTTCAAAGAAATATTCTATATTGACATTTTCAACTCTATAGTCTTTTACATTTGGGTTTTTTTCTAATTTTTCATAAAATTTTAATTCAAGCCCACTTCTGAAATTAACAGTTCTTTTAGTTTTTTCTGATTGGTATGTTCCTTGTTTGAATCTAGTCTTTTTATTTTTATAACAATCACGAATTATTATGGGTTTTAATTGAGCATTTGGTGGAATTTGAACACCTATGTGTTTTGTTTTGTAGTGATTGCAAAGATCTCTCAATGGAGTAAAGCATTTTGTGCAAACCACATAATCATCTCCTTCACGATGGTTTGCAAATATATGTTCTTTCATTTGTTCATGATTATCAAAACCTTCGCTACAAACAAAGCAAAGGAAATCTCTTTTTGCGTTTCTCATTTTGGCATCACAAAAATTTTATATTTGCTAGACAAAATTTTGCATATTTTGTCTAAATCTATTACTTTTACTTTGTCTACTTGATCTTTTTCAATAATTTCGGTATTATCTTTACCATTTACCAAATCGTCAAGGTTTATGGCTTCAAAATCTTCTACTCGCATAGTTCCGTCAATTGGACTTTTTAGATTGTTGAAACTGATTCTATCATCTTCTGTTGATGCATAGCATTTACCATTTAGACAAAAGTACATAATAAATCCTTTTTTATGTGCAATTCTTTCAAGTTTTGAACATACTTTTTCGTGAAGTGATTGTTTTTGTTTTTCGTGCATCAATTCACTGAAGGTCATCATAATTTTCTTCTTTCTATTAGTATATATTACAGTATGAAAACATTCCTTCAATTTATAAACGAACAAGAACAACCAGAAGATCCTAGTAAAAAACTAGCGAACGCAACAGGAAGTTTGTATTCTGTTTTAAATATAGATCCAGAAGACGTTGAAGGCGCTATTGAAAATTCATCACCATTACTTGCTCAAGGTACGGTGGAACTGCCATCAGGAATAATAGATCAGATTGGATTGGCGCAATTAGATGTAGAACCTTTAGATAATGGCAGGTATAGAATCAGTATTAAGAATGAAAACGGAAATTTGCTTTACAGAGATGGTCGTAAAGTAAAGCATATGCATTTGATTGGGACTGTTGATGAAGATACTTATAACAGAATTATGACACAAGGGCTGACTGGATGGAATAATATACCAAAGAAGACTAAATAAGGTATGGACAGGTATACATTTAAAAAATGGCTTAAACTTCGTGAAGTATCAACTTCTACTGGTGATGTTGCTGGCTATTCTATGCCAATTGGTGGAATGGTAGGAAGAAGCTTTCCTCAGTTTTACAGTGTTGGAGATCATGGTCTAGCTGGACCACTTCAAGATTTAATTGCGCCAGTTCATAAAAAACGAAGACGTAAGCATAAATAATATGAAGACTTAGGTTTTCCCCCTATATTAAATAATAACATTACATAATATAAAAATACCTATAACTTATACTATAATTCTTAGGGCAGTGTTCGCACTGGGGTTCTGAGAGGTTTCCTGAAAACCTCTCTTTTTTTTTGCCATAATCATTTTTTTAAGCTAAGTTAAACATAACAAGGAGATGTTATGGACGCACTTGATTTAGTTCCTGTTAAAGAGATTCAATGTCTTGATAAAGGTTTTGTAAAACTGATTGATGTGATGCCAAGGATTGTTCCTGATGGGCAGACATGTGATTACGCCATAGCACAAATGGCAAGGGTAAGTTATGGGGCTGGAACCAAATCTGTAAGTGAAGACAAGGGATTAATTCGGTATCTTCTCAGGCATAGCCACACATCTCCAATAGAAGCAATTGATTTTAAATTTGCAATGAAAATGCCTTTATTTATAGCTAGACAAATGTTTAGGCACAGAACCAGTAGCGTGAATGAGATTTCAGGAAGATATTCAGTAATGAAAGATGAGTTTTATATTCCTGCTGTTGAAAACTTAAGAAAGCAGTCTACCACCAACAAGCAAGGTGGAGATGAATTACTTGAGCAAGATATTGCTCAAGATTTTGTAGACAAGATTGATTTGAATTGCAAAGATTGTTATTCTATTTATTTGCAAATGCTTGATGCTGGAATTTCCAGAGAGCAAGCTAGAATGATTTTGCCATTAAATTTGTATACAGAATTTTATTGGAAGCAAAATTTACATAATCTTCTGCATTTGCTGGCATTGAGAGCAGATTCTCATGCACAACAAGAAATTAGGGCTTATGCTGAGGCAATTCTTAAATTGATTAGTCCCTTGGTTCCTTGGACGATAGAGGCTTGGAATGATTATCATCCAATGCGTGGAGCCATGAAGCTTACAAGTCTTGAGAAGGATGCATTATTTAATTCAGACATTGACGGTTCTAGTGTTTTGGATATTGATTCAAAAAATCAAAGAGAAGCACAAGAGTGGTGTTCTAAGAGAGAGCATTTGTTTAAAAAAATTATCTGACGCTCAATTAACTTAAAGAGGTGTTTTATGGCATGTCATAAAGGTTTGAATTTTTTCAGATGGAGTGTTATTGGTATGACTAGTGCAAATTTGTTTCTTGCTTTTTTTATTAGTCTTCGTTTATGGAGTTTGGATTATAAAGTTGAAAATTTTTATGTAACAGACAGTATGTTGCGTAAAGAATTAGTTGATAGTGCTTTTGCGGTTGGTGCAGGAAATTGGAAGTTTGATAAATCTACCAAGCTTGAAATTGTTGACACCAAGTATACTGGTTACGAAAATATTTTATTTGTAGAATTTAATGACGAAAAGACTTTGGAATTACCTGAAGCTAAATTTAGTGAAGGTATTGAGCAGATTGAAAATAAAAAATTAAAATTTAAGATAGATGGACTTTTGAAAATGATTTATGTCAAAGTGAAAGATGTTCCAATTTGCACAAATATTAGTATTATTGAATTTAAGTCTTTGAAAAATTAAGATTATTAATAAATAAATTATGATTACATTTAAAGATTATTTGGAACACAATCACCCTGAAGTTCTTGATGAAGCATGGTGGCACTCGCTTTTAGCTGGAGCCGCATTAGTAACAGGTTTTGCTGGAGGATCTGCTAGATCTGCTATGCCTGAAATACCGACAATTTCCAGTGTTAGAGATATTAAAACTCAAGCAAAAGAAGAATTCAAATCTCTTCAAGCTACCGTTAACAGAACTTTAAATGAATATTTAGAACAGTATACAAAAGACAGGTTGAAATCAGATGCCAATTTTTCTATCAGATCCTTTAAACAAGCATTTTTTCAAAAATTCACTAAATTAGTGAAAGATGGAGATGTCAAATTAACAATAAGTCGATCTTCTACAGACAGGGCAATGATTAACATCAGACTTGATTGTGGGTCAGATACCAGATCTGGAGATGCTAGACATGGTCAAACTTCTGATCAAATGAATGTATTGAAGCCAATGGTGAAAGTTATTTTTGATAAAATCGTAAGCGAAATTACCGGAAACAGTAGTCCAACAAATGTAAGCCCGGAAAAAGTAGTTGGTGGCGGGGTTGGTGATTATAGACTAGATCCCCTATATATAAAACAACTTCAAGATACACCTCCACCTGGATTGACGAAATACGATCCAACGCATGTGTTGGGTAGAACTAAAAAATGATTACAAAATAATATAATTTGTTTGAGGCAACATGGCGCAAAATAAATTAAAATATATTGTTTTGGGATCATGGAGAACAGGATCTACTGTTTTGCATGAATCTTTAGAAAAACATCCAGATATAAAAATAGCTTATGAAATATTTCATGAAGACTCTTCTATAAATACAAGTGGAATGATTGATATTTCTGATGTTATGAACAATCTTTTCGGAAAAAGAAAGTTTGATATTGAGAAAAGTCCATTTTATTGTAAATATCACAAATCAAATCATAGTGTTTTATCTCAATTGCCTGGAAATTATCTTTGTTTGAATCAGCCTTTATATAAAATGGTTGATTATGTATTTGAAAAATTTAATGCTTTTAAAATTATCTACTCTCAAATTAACATTAATGATAACATATGGAATTATTTATCATTAATTAAAGATCTTAAAATAATTAATACTGTTAGACAAAATTATTTTGAAATATTAGTTTCTGTATTGCTGGCATATAAAACTAACACATGGCAAAAAACTGAAATAAATCAAAAAATATTAGATGAAAAAATAACAATAGATAGACATCTTTGCGATGCTTTTTTTTATTTAACAGAATTTGAAACAGAACATTATACATCATTATTTTCTGACCACGACAATATTACAATTGATTACAATAGTCTGTTTTCTTGGGATTCGACAATTGAAAAAGTGCAAAAATTTTTAGGTGTTAGGCATGTTAAACTGCCAAACAAATACTATAAAAGAACAGATGAAAAAATTAAAAATTTGGTAGAAAATTACAAAGAATTATCTGATTATTTCAAAAATACAAAATGGAAAAAATTCTTTGATATAAATATTTTATTATAAATAACAGTTTTGTACAAAAATTTAATTTTAATATATTTTTTTTAATTTTAAATTTTTATAAATATTAGAATTTCCAAAAGAATTTACAAAATATTTATGTGTAAACTTTGTTTTATCCATATTTGTTAAATATAAATAAGTTTTTATTATGTTTTCTATGTTTTTTAATTTATCCGCAGCTTCTGATAAATTTTCAAAATAAAATGGATATTCTTCACCAAGATATTCAACTACAGCTGGTAATTTTCTGACTAATATAGGTGTGTTTCTAATTATGCATTCTATTATAGCAGTGTTGGCTGATGTATCATAAAAATCAAGAAATACCAAGTTTTCAGAAAGAAATATATCATATTCTTGATTGTTCACTCTATTCAGTTTTGTTACAGTCTTGTTGTTTGTGTGCTTATCTGAACATGGGCCACTTTTTAACCAAAATTTTGGATATATTGGAGAATTTAATTGATCGAAAGACTCGAAATTTCTTAACCAATGACCTATTAATATTATTTTTTTATTTTTATTTGAACTAAATTTTGATAAATCAAATTTTAAATCACTATTTGTTGTTGGATAAAATAATGAATTAACAGGAACTTTTACTTTATCTTCAAAATATTTTTTGCAATATTCTGATAAAACAAAAATTCCTTGACAATATTTAGAACTATCAATCCATGTTTTGCTAGTTAAAAAATTATCAATACAAATTGTTTTACCATATAATTTATGTAAATGTGGTGGATGCTGTGGAGTGTTATGCATAAACGCAATCCAAGGTTTAGTTATTGTAATGTCTTCTATAACTTCTGTTTCTATATTCGAATAAAACCAAACTCCATCTGAACATTCAAAATTTGTTTTAATACAATCAATAACTTCTTTCCATCCATGTCTATGATGATCCCAAAAAATGGGATTTTTCAAAAATATTTTTTTTTCAAATGCCATAGTTTTATTTACAACAAACTAATGCAAATTTTATTGTGGTATTTATGGTGATTTCTATTCAATTCAACAAAATGATAAATATCATGATTTAACCAGTTGCACATTGGTGAATAAGAGTTATTATTTTTAAGAACTCCATCTGGATGTAAAATCAAAATATCTTCCTTGTTCAGAACTGAAAAACTTAATTGTGATTTTATCAATAACGAAATCAAACCTTGTTCATCTGCCGAATCTATATTTTGTAGTGATCCATGTTCTTTCCAGATTTTAATAATGTTAGCTTCTAAATCAAATCCAGATGGAAATCCTAATAATCCTGCATTAAATTTTTCATATTTATTAAATAAATGTTGAAATCTACCAAAATATTGGACATCATCTTCACATATTAAAAATGAATCATTGTTAAGAAAATTTAATATTTTATTATTTTTTCTTATAAAAACAATATCATTATCAATGAAGAGTTCTTTTTTTGAAATGTTTATTCTTGCAGGTGTGTATTTCCAAATGCTTCCTGATCCTTCAAGTATTGTGTTTTCTTGTTTTATAAATTTTACGTCTATATTTAAATTTATTTCTGGTTTTGCAATATTGTTATAGCAAATATAAAAATCAAAATTTTTTCCATAACAATCAACAAATGATTTAATTGATTTTTTTAAGCAAGATAATCCTTGCTTGCTAACACTACCTATTGTCCATCTGACAATAGTATTATTTTCATTTTCCAAAGAACTTCAGCAATCTAGATTTTTGTTTTTCTTCTAGTTTTTTGCATTTATCAAATGATTTTTCATTTTGTATAAATTTGACTAAAGTGTCTTTGCTTTCTTTTAGAAGAACTTCGTTTTCTTCATCAAATAAGCCTAAGTCTTTTGTAACAGAACTTACACTATGACAAGAGAAACAATTATCTTTAAGTATCTTTTCACATTCTTTCTTGTGAACAACTTTAAGTTTTGAATCAATTTCTTCACTGTCTAGCTCAGAAATTAAAGCCTTCAAGACTTCCTTGTCTTTATCTTTTGATGAAGGTTCTTTAGCTACAGGTGGTTCCTGTGCAAACATTGCAGAACAAAACAACAAACTAAAAGCTGCGAAAAATCTCATCATTTATCCTCGTCAATTGCCTTTTCAACCGCATTAATCAAAGCCTCAAGAATCTTCTGACCATACTTTTCAAAAATGTAAGGAAGCAATTTTTCAACAACAACTTTCAATAAATTACTGCTAATCTTATCTTTGTTGCTGTCTCTAATCAAAGCATCGATAAACTCGCTATCCAAATCTGCAAACCCAGCTTGACCTTGAGCAGCAAGATTTGCAACCATCTTCTTTTTCGACAACAAAGAAATAAAGAAATCCATTACAAATGGACCAAACAGTCTGAAACTCTCAAAAATAAACGAAATTGAGAAACCATTACGAAGACCTTCTGTAACCGTAGAAAGAACATCAGGTCCATACTTTTGTAAACATTCTGCTAAAAATTCTGGAGAAGCACCCATCTTGAGTGCTTCTTCTTGCATAACATCAATATCAACTCCATCCATTGGAGTCTCGCCAACCATGCCAAATCTTTCAAAATCACTCATTTGTTATACCTTTACAGTAGGAACATCATCTTGAGTGTTTGGATCTTTAGGATCGTCAATCACTCCTTGGAATGCAAAGCAATCTAATCTACTATAGTAAGCAAAATGTTCTTTTCTTACATAACAATAACCATTCATTCCAAAATTACTTCCCCAACTATTCTGCAACTTAACAAGCCAGCCATACTTGCTATGTTTCTTAAGCCCACAAGCCAGCATAGAATGCCCGCCACCGCCTCCATTTGGAAGAGGGGAGATTCCCTCTGCATCTACTTTAGAGAAGTTAGAACCCACAAGAATGCCAATATTAACGACAAAGCCAATACTCAAGGCAGAACATACTTCTTCAAACGTAGTGCAACGATAAGCTTTCTCAAGTTTGAACCTAGCTGCATTATCATAAGCTGATTTTGTCAAACTATTCTTGTAGTAAACCCTATCACTAGGAAATGCGCCAAGTTCGCAAATACCATACTTTTTAAGCATGTCAAGGCTGTTTGAGATATATGCTCCGGCATCTTGTCCGCCATTAATTAAAGCATAATGAAAAAATGGATTGAAACTTTCAACCACATCTTGTCTTTGTTTGTACAATATCTCCATACCAGCAGCTGTAGCATGAGCAACACAACTACTTGTGGATTTTTGGTTCAAAATCCTATGACCTTCCCAAGACATATCAATTTCTTGAAGCGTCCCAGAAAATCCTTGACCACTCTCTGAAAAATATGGAAAACTATCATCAACAGGACTAAGTTGATGAGAAAGAACACGATAATATCCGTCGAAATAAATTGATGGGAAACTCATATCAATCTCCTTTAGTGATTTTTGTCAATACATCAAGAACTTCTTTTTCTGTTTTAGGAATCGCACTATAATGCAAAACTGTTCCATCTGAACTTTGAACAATAAACAAACTATTACCTGTTTTTTCAAGTAAAGTATCAAGCTTTTTGTTTTTTACAATAGGACTGGCAATATCGTAAACTTTGTAATAACTCTTTGTTTTAGTAATTTCATCACGAATAGGTTTTGAATTCAATATTGCTGCTAATTCTGAATTAGAATTGTTAAAATCAAACAAGAAAGTAACATGTAAGCCTTCTTTTACAACAACAACTGGCTTTACGGGATCAACAGGATCAACTGGTTTTGTCCCTTTGACAGTAATTGAAGTTTTAGCAAATTCAGTTAATTTACTATCAACAAGAGAAACAGCAAAAATACTTACAGTTCCTGATTGTGGCACAGCAACAACAAGACTGTTTGTTTCTTCATTGGCCACATATTTAACTTTGCTCTGACTAACCACAAGCCATTTGACTTTTCCTTTTGATTTAGCTTGCACAAGCATAAAGCCTTCAGAATTTTCAACTATAATATCTTCAGGAAGTTCTAAACCTTCAACTTTTGCTGATAATGTTGTTGTAGGAAGAGGGTTGCTTACTGTAGGAATCGGAATTTGAGCCAAAGAAACAGTCGCAAAAATCAAAATACTTGCAATACTAGCCAAAATTCTCATATTTCACCTCACTTTAAATAAGTGTATAATAATTATTCTGTTTACATAACTTCAATTTTTCTTATGTCCTCTTCAGTTAGATAAACATAGTTTCCCATCTCATCTATCATCATTTTTATTAATAAATTTCTATTATCAATATTATTAATTTTACTTATGCTAGAAATTCCTCTTAATGGTCTTACGTTTCTCTCCCCTTTACTTTCCAGATAAGATTCTACATTGTGTAAGATTGATACAAAGTCATCAATATCATTAATTTTATCTTTATCTATAATATATTTTTTAACTGTTTTGCTTTTTATTAAATGCTTTTTTTGTTCTAAATTCATTGGAATTTCTCTTCCAGAGCCTTCACCTTCTCTAAACAATATTCTTCTTAAATTTTCAGAAAGATTTTGTTTTACATATGCTGAAAACCTTTTAGCTAATGTTTCTTTAGCTGATATGAAGTCACTGTGTAATTGATTTATTATTCCAAAACCTTCTGTTATATAAGGTTCGCTTGTTTCGTTTTTGTTTAAACATGCAATTAACGCATCTAATGATTTTGTGTTATTTCTTCCACGGATTGGAAATTCATTGTTGATTTTCTCATGAATTTCACTTGTGTTACTAGATTTTAACATTACATCAAATTGCTGTTCGAGTGGGTCTTCTTCAATTTCTTCAGGCGTTAGAGAATCCTCTTCTTTAGTTTCTTCTTCTTCAGTTGCTGGTGCTGTGACATTTATAAATTCGGCATCATCATCTTCGTCTTCACCATCTTCTTCTCCTTCTCCATCTTCTCCTTCATCATCTTCTTCTCCTTCTCCATCTTCTCCTTCATCATCTTCTTCTTTTGTTTCTTCTTCACTACTTTCTTTTTCTGGTTTTTCTTCTTCAGGTTCTTCCACTTCTATTGGTTTTTTCTTACCGGAAGTAGGAGCAGTTGTTTCTGGCTTTGGAACAATTGGGGCCATTCCAAAAACTCTATGGTCAATGTCTTGTTCGGCATTTTTTCTTAACATTGTTACGATTCTAACAGCTGCAACTTCATTTCCTGTAATTCCAATCAAACTGTCAAGGAACTTTTCGTACGCCAATTGAAGTTGCTTTTTCAAAGTTATAGTTGCTGAATTCAGACTTCTTGTACCCAAACCAGCCCTAAATCCATGATACATGCCTCTTAATGCACCACCAATACCACTAAGAAAGCCGCTGCTGCTAAGATTGCTGTATTCATTGAACAAACTCTTGTTCTTTATTTTGATAGCAAGAGATATTAGATCAGAAGGATGAATTTGTTTTTCTTCCATAAATGAAATAAAGTCTCTATTAGCTAGCTCTTTTGAAAATTTGAAAAATGCATTCATTTGATAAAATCCTCTTACTATATTTAAGCATGCACGAATTATTTAACGAATTACTCAACAAAAAAATAACTATTTCAGTGGTTGGTGACACACTGATTGATGAATTTTATAAAGTAAATGTAAATAGAATCAGCCCAGAATTTCCAATTCCTGTAATGCTTTCAAATAGCGGCAATCCATATAAAACAGTGTGTGGAGGAGCAGCAAACGTAGCAAATCAGTTCAAATATTTTAATATTGACACCAAATTGGTATCTTTTTTGAACTTTTATGCAAAAGAACTATGTGATGCAGAAGGAATAGATATTAGTCATTCACATGAGTGTGATACATGTCAAGTGCCTATAAAGAAGAGATTTTATCATGATGATCATCCAATTATGCGATGGGATGTAGAAGCGAAAAATTATGGTGTTGATAATCTTGCACAACAATTAAAAAATTTAAATCCACCCGAATCAGATGTTGTTATTTATTCTGATTATGATAAAGGTCTATTTACCAAAAAATTCAACATGACAGGAAATGGAATTTCGTTAGTTGATCCAAAAATAGATGTTTCCTTATGGAATAAATGTTCTGTATTTAAACCAAACTATCATGAAGCAGTTAGAATAACCGGAGAGAAAGATATAAAAAAACAAATTGATAAAATTATCAAAAAATTAAAATGTGAACAAGTTGTTATTACAAAATCTGGTGAAGGAGTTTTTGGTTATTCAAAAGAAGAAGGATATGTTGAAGTAATACCTGAAAATGAATTACCAAAGCCAGTTAGTGTGTCAGGAGCAGGAGATGCGTTTGCTGGATTTTTAGCTATGGGTTTAGGATGTGGATTTAGCCTTAAACAATCTATGACATGGGCATTTAACGCTGGAACTATTTATGTATCTAACAAATACAATCAACCACTTTGTATGGCAGATTTTTTGCGTAAAGAAAAATATGTTAAAAATTGGGAATTCCTTGCAAATAGAAACTTTAAGTTGGTTGTAACTGGTGGTTGTTTCGATGTGCTTCACAAAGGACATATGCACAGTCTTAGAGAAGCTAAAAAGCATGGAGATAGACTTTGTGTAACTTTGAATTCTGATGAAAGTATTAAGCGGTTAAAGGGACCAAAGCGTCCAATCATGCCATTAGAATCAAGAATTGAAGTACTGAAATCTTTAGAATTCGTAGATTATATTGTTGTATTTGAATCAAACACACCTGAAGATGTTTTGAAAGTATTAAAACCAGATGTCTATGTTAAAGGAACTGATTATAAAAACAAAGAACTACACGGTTCTGAATATGTGAAACGTGTAGTTCTTGTTGATCTCGTTGAAGGCTATTCAACTACTAAGTTTTTGGGAGGCGGTTAATTATTTTTTTTATTCTTATTTTTTTTGTAAAATAGATTTCATTTTTTGATAATCACCGTTATGTATAAGATATAGACAAGCGCCATTATAAGTCGAATACCGCCCACGTTTCATAAAAATTTTAGGCAAACTTTTAACTTCTTCGTCCATTAAAATTCTTCTGTGGTCTGTATGATCCGTCTTTGGAAAATCTTGTACCAAGATTATTTTAAGATCATCTTCGGTCAATTCTTGCAGTCCTTTATGTTTAATACACATTCTATACAATGCTAACTCTGTTAAATAATCACTATGAAGTTGATTATTGTCCTCTACAGCAAACATTTTTTTAATTTTTGATAAAGGTTCGTCTAGGTTAACTTTTCCGTCGTCAACAAGTTTTTGGGCTTCTTCAGCAGCAGTCTCCTCATCAGTCTTCAAATCATCAAGATTATCTGCCCCCATCAGAAACTCAAGCTCATAAGTATCCTCATCAGGAATCTCTATATATTTCGAATCATCATCTAGATCAAGCAAGGCAGAAGTTTTTAAAGCTGATTTATAATCAGCGTTTTTTGGATCAAAATAATTTTGTTTTTTATAATATTCAAGCAATGTTCTTATGGGCTTATTATGCAGATCATTATCATCCAGCTCTTTCTCGTATTTAGAATCATTAGCATATTTATTAAATATGTAAATTAAATCATTTTCATTAAAATAATTTTCTTCGACATCATTGCCTACTATGCCTTTTTTTATGTACTTAAAAATTAGTTTTCTATGATCTTGATCTTCTGGTACAAGTCTTCTTGACTGAGCATATCTATTAATCATTTCTATACCGGATTTATCTTTATTCTTGGAATAAGGACTTATAAGACGGTTATTATAAATTACTTCAAAATTTGTTTTACTTTCTCCATAGATTCCACAAAAAACAGCTTCTAATTCTTCCTTTGATAAATTATAAGGTTTATAATGATCATGATAAACTTCTAGAATGTTATCTTCTAGTATAAATCTAATAATATAATTTATATTACCTTCATCAGGATGAGCTACAGATTCTAATGCATCATATAAACTTGGTTTTTTCAGGTCAAGTTCATCTAGTGCATATTTTTTATGAGGCTTTACAAATTCAAAAAGTTTTTTCAAATTCTTGCTATGGTTAATAATTGCTTCATATCTTTTTTGTTGTTGCTTTTCTTGTTTATAAGCTACTGGTTTCGTATCAGTGTAAATTTTTGGTAAAATATTACTTGCAAGTTCTTTTTTTATTTTGTTTTGAATATTAGTAAAATAATTTTCTAGTGCAGCTTTTTCTGTATTTGATACTAGTATTTTACTCTGAATTTCAGTAATTTTTTGTTTTATTGAATTTGTTATCCTGTTAAAAACTAATTGTAAGTTATTTTTTTGTGTTAGTTTTGTCCCAAAAAGTTCTTCACTTCCATATTTTACGTTTGCTGTTGTCGATGTCGATTCTTTAATAATATTATTTTTTAAAATATATTCATGTAAATACTCTTGTGTATTTTTTGGATCAAACAAAACAGCTGATGACAATTTAGATAATTCAAATTTGTTGCTATTATTTTCTAGAAAATTTTTAAATGAATTATGTGATGTGTTTTCATTAAACGTGTCCTTAGTATCTAAAAATTTTATTAATTTTTCTTTTATATTTTTAAGCACAACATAATAGTTTTGAGCCATTCTTGCTTTTTTTTCATTAGCAAAATGTTTTGATAATTCTGTTCCCATTTCAAAAACTTTATTAGTTACAGTAGCTTTTAGTATTGTTTTAAATTTTTCTTTATTATCATCAATAATTTTTTTGGCGGCACTAGGAACAGCACCGGCTGGAGCAGCAGGTTTTGGTGCAGCGGGTGCGGTTCCCGGAGGTGCGGCAGGGCGAGGAGCACCGGGTGCAGCGGCAGCACCGGGAGGAGCAGCAGGTCTTGGTGCAGCGGGTGCGGTTCCGGGTGCAGTGGCACTTTCAAAAATATTTGCAAGTATATTACTGTTATATTCGTTTAAAAAATCAAATAATAAATTTTCTATTGATTTTTTTTCTTGAAGTTTTACAAGAATTTTTTGAGCGTGGTTGTTAATAAATGAATCAAATCTTGTAATACTCATATTTTCCTTTGCATTTCATTATTTATGATCATGGTTCAAATGTTTAATCATATCTTTCATAAATGAACAATAATGAAACTGCATTACACAAAATGTAGCAGCGCCAGAAAAGAATCCAATTGCTAATGCTGCAAAAATAGTAAGAAATGTTTTCATCTGTAAAACCTTTCAATAAATTGTTTGAATGTTCCAATATTGTTTTTTGTCCAATCTGTTATATTATCTGAATCGGTTGGGCTACTTGAAGGGAATAAACTTCTTTGTATTGGGTCGTTATTCATCATTTCTCTACGTTGTTCTGGTGTGGCATCAAGGAAACTACCTTTTTTGTTTTTACTAAGAATAGAATTATAGTAAGTTCTTTCGTCTGGTGTTAATGTCTCCTTCTGTTTCTTAGATTTATGTTTATTTTTCTTAATTGGTCCGGGATTAACATCTGGATCAACATCTGGATTAACAACTTTTGTTGTTGGTGTTGCGCTTAAGTCTGGCAAGCTTCTAACAATGTCAACTTTCATATTCGACCAGTCTGGATCATCATTATCATCTGTCAAACTTTTAACTGGTTCATTTACTACAATTTTAGCTTCCAAATTATCAGGTTCAGGTTTTTTTTCTGGTGTAATTTCGATTTTTACGTCTTTTGTAATATCTACAGGACGGTCTAAAGCTGCGACTACAACGGCATCTAATGCATCATCCGTAGCAACGGTAGTACCTCTCACTGTTATCATATCCATTGTTGTATCAGAGTACCAAGCAATACGCCTGCCTCCTCCTTCTCTTGCCTTTATATCAGCGAGTCCTGCGATTAATTCGTCTCTATTTTCTGGTGGAGGCGGCAATAGAGCTGCAAGTTTTTTAAGTTTTTCTTTGTGTATACTCTCAATAGAAGCATCCTTGACAAGCTGATCAACAGTAAATGAAAATTTAAGTTTTTGGCGATCATTCATTCTATTTCTTCCATCTGTCAGTTTATTAAGAAGTGCTGCAAAAGATACATGTTTTACACCAAGTTTTTCTCTTGTAAATTGGCTGATGATTGAATCTGCTCCTTTTTCATAATCTCCACTCAATGCTGCTCTTTTGGCTAATTCTGCATTATATTCTTCATCAGTAAATTCTGTTTTATATTTTAGTTTGTAGTTATCAATATGGTTGTTGATAACTTTTGTTAAATGATCCAGCATGGATATAGTTGTTCTAGCTTTGGCTTTTTCTCCTGGATCATCATGTTTTTCAGTAGCTCTAAGAAAATATCCAGCCTTATACTGTGCTTCTTTGATATGTTTTTTCAATTCTTCTTTAACCGTATTAAACAATTCGTCATGTAGCTTCATTCTTCTTTTTTGATCTTCTGGAGTAAATGTTTTTCTAGTAATAATTTTCCCCGGATCAGCAGGGTCAATTATAGCTTCATTCAAGTTGTTTAATTTTCTTGATATTATGTTTACAAATTGATTTAGATTATTCCAATTCTTATTTTCAAGAACTGGTCTTAATATGTTTCTTACAAATACATAACCAGAAATTCCTCTACTTGATGCAACTTCAAGCAAAGAAACGAAATTTTCTATTTTATTTCTTTTTGACAAAAAACTGTTAAATTTATTATTCATAAAAAATTTCCTAATATTCGACCATTGAAAATATATATCAATATGATGATTACATTTAAAGAATTTGTTGAAAAATTCAATGAAGCTGTGCCAGATCCAAAATATTTAAAAAACCAAGTAGCGAAGTATGCAGAAGATCCAGAAATACAAAAATACGCAGATAATCCAAATGTATTGACAAAAATAGTTAAAGAAAAGGAAATTAAAATGAAAAAAGCTGTTAGTGACGCTATTAAGAAGGCTCTTGCGAGTGTTCCTCCTACACCATGATTACTTTCAGAGAATATGTTGAGTTACAAGAAAAGAACCATAATAATCATGGTGGAGACAGAAGCACATATAGAAGTCAGATCAACCGTATGGTTCTCAAAATTATTCCATCACCCAATCTAGTATTTTCGCCCAGAAAACATTTCAAAAATCATAAGAATAAACTCTTTAAGTTTTGATGAAAGTTCTGTTTAAACCAAAAATTGATTACATACCAAATTTAGGCATAATTGTCCCTGCTTATTATCCATATAATTTAATTTCTTACTTCAGTTGGTTTTCTTTTGCTAAAAATCTCCCAAATATAAAACCTGTATTTTTTGTTTATGGCTATCCAAATTTTGATGTAATACCTTGGGCAAGAAGACTAAAATTTAAAATAATACATCTAGAAACAAATTTTGATGTAGACCATATTCAGAATATGATCAAATGGCAAGAGTCATACATAATTGCTTTTTCTAATGTTTTCTGCTTGAGAAGATTTAATATAGACCAAGAAATATTTTCAAAATATCTTGTCATAAATGGAAAAAATAAGCCAAAAATAAATATTTGCAATAAATTTTTTGAAAAATCTGGAGAATTATTTTATATCTCTGATGTTGATGCTAGAGATATTGCATACAGAGCTATAAATAGTAAGGATGCTTTTGACATATTGGATAATTGTAATAAAATACGCTTATCAAATATTGTTAAAGAATCTTTGATTTTTAGACCACTGATCGAAAAGGAGTTATGCCATGAAACGATTCAATTTTGAACGATATGGCGACGATGATTTCGATGAGGACAATCCAGAGGACTTCGGAGAAGATTCTAAGGATCACCCTGATCAAGTTGTAGATTCGCAGCTAATTGCTCTCCAGATTGAACAAAACTTTCTTTTAGAGCAGGAAATAAACGAAAAGATACTTGTTGATAGCATCAATCTATGCAAATCAAGTATTTTTTGGCGATTCAAATCAATGAAAAATAAATTGCAAATTATTAAAGAAACATATGATGGTTTAAGAAAAATTCTTGAAGATTAAAAAGTTTCTAAAAATTAATTAAACCTTTAGTTGCTTGCTCAAAATTTTGAGCAAGCAACTTTTATTTAATGTTAACTATATTATTTGAACAAGTCAAAACTTGTAAAATCCAGAGGATAAAATTTGCCTACATATATATTTGGCTGTAAGAAATGTAAAAATGAATACGAAACATTCACCAGATTCGATGAAACTGGTAAATATTCAGATGTAAGTTGCCCTAAGTGTAACTCAAAATCAAAGAAAAAATTAATCACTTCTGCCCATATTAAATTTGCTCAACCAAAAGATACAAGCAAATTTGATAATTTTAATTATAGGGCTGGATATAATTTGGAACAAGCCACTGATTTAAGAAGGAAAGCCGAAGCTGCTTCCCATATGGGAACAGCACCATACAACCCAATTGATGATATTAGCAGCGGAAAACACTTTGGTGAGGTGCAGTAACATGGGAAGACTCAGCGCATTAGTCGAAAACACAACAACACAAGATTTTGAAAAACTACACGAAGAAATCAGTTTTGATGAATATCTTGATAAGTGTTATGCAAATCCAAAACTTGTCAGAAACTCATTTCAAAGAATTTATGATATGATTGTTTCTGAAGGAACAAATGAACTCGAAAGATATCGCAAGAAAGTCGTTACATATAAATTTTTTGAAAATCATCCACAAATTAAAATTTTCGGTATTGAAGAACAATTAGAAGCACTTGTAAGCCACTTTAAAGGCGCAGCAGGCGGCTTTGGACCAGAAAAGCGTATTCTTCTTCTCTGCGGTCCAGTAGGTTCATCCAAATCAACTATTCTTCGCCTTATCAAAAGAGGCCTTGAAGCTTACTCACGCATTGATGATGGCGCTCTTTATACCTTCAAGTGGGTTAACCTTCCAGCAGGAGCAGAAGGTATCTATACTAGTGATAATTGCTGCTGCCCAATGAATGAAGAACCACTCAAACTCATTCCTATTGAAATCCGTAAGAAAATTCTCACAGATCTTAATAAAATTCTTCGTGATAAGGCTTCAGATAAAGAAAAATCTACAGTCTATAATTTGCATGTTGATGGAGAGCTTGATCCAAAGTGCAAGTTCTTTTATGAAAAATTGCTTGAACAATACAAGGGCGATTGGAGCAAAGTAATTGCCAATCACATTGTTGTGAAGAGAATGCACTATAGTGAAACAAATAGAGTTGGTATCGCATCATTCCAACCCAAGGACGAAAAGAACCAAGATAGCACAGAACTTACTGGTGATATTAACTTTGCTTTGCTCCCAACCTTTGGAAGTGACTCTGATCCAAGAACATTCAGTTTTGATGGGGAATTTCAAGTTGCCAATCGTGGCATTATTGAATTTATCGAAATGCTTAAGCTAGAAGTAGCATTTCTTTACGATCTTCTTGGTGCATCTCAAGAACAATCTGTAAAGCCTAAGAAGTTTGCTCAAATATCAATCGATGAAGCAATTGTTGGTCACACAAATATTCCCGAATACGAAAAACTTAAGAACAACCAATACATGGAAGCTCTAAAGGACAGAACTGTTAAGATTGAAATTCCATATCTTCTTGAATGGCAGAACGAACTTAAGGTGTTGGAACAAGATTACAACAGTGAAAAGATTGCTCAACATATTGCGCCACACACACTTGAAATTGCTGCTCTTTTCGCAGTTCTTACTCGTCTTGATGAGGATAAAGACAGCAAGATCAGCCTTGTAGAAAAGGCTGAACTTTACGATGGCAAGATGCTTCCGGGCTGGACAATTGATCGTGTTAAAGAACTTAAAGAAAAGAATCCACAAGAAGGCATCAGTGGTCTTTCTGCTAGATACATTCAAGATAAAATTTCAAGTACTTTGAGTAGCAGACACGATTATATTAATCCATTCATGGTTCTCAATGCTCTTAAGAGTGGATTGGAATCACACAGTCTAATTACTAATAAAGACATTGTTAGAAAATATCAAAACTGTATCACTCTTACAACCAAAAAGCTTGATGATATTCTCAAGCACGAAGTACAAAAAGCTTTGGTTGGCGATGAAGAAGCTATTGTTAGACTTTGCTCAAACTATATTGACAACTTGATGGCATATATCAACAAGTCAAAGATCACTAATAAAATCACTGGAAGAGAAGAGAGTCCAGATGAAAAACTAATGCGAAGCATTGAAAGCAAGATTGATGTTCCTGAAGCAACCTGTGATGATTTCAGACGTATGATCGCAGCTTTTATTGGCGATCTTGCAATCAAACAAAAGATATTCCGTTGGGATAGCAATGCCCTTCTCAAAAAAGCTTTGGAGGCAAAACTCTTTGAAGACACTAAAGATCATATTAAAATTAGCGCATTCTCTAGTGGCGCAAGCACTGTTGACGCTGATGTTCAAAAGAAAATTGATGCAGTCAAACAAAGACTCATTGAAAAATATGGTTATAACGAGCAATCAGCCACAGATGTCCTCGAATATGTAAGCTCCATATTTGCAAGAGGTGATCTGGCTGATGAAGAATAATACAGAGGAGTAATGATTTTTATGCCGTATAATTATAATTGCAAACAATGCTTGAAAAAGTTTGCCCATAAAGATAAAAATAAAAAATTCTGCTCACAGAAATGTGTAAAAGAGCATAGTAAAAAAGGGATTAATTTAATTTGTTTTAATTGCGAACAAATTGTTTATGTTTCAGAGTATCGTGCAAAAAAATACAAAAAAGTATTTTGCAGCTTGGATTGTAGTAGAAGTTGGCAGGTGAAAAGAAGACCAACAAGAATTTGTGAAAATTGTAAGATTTTTTTCAAAAAAAAATCAAGATCAAACGCTATGTTTTGTTCTTTGGCTTGTAGATTAAATTCTGATTACAATATAAACCAATTGGCAAACATGCGAAAAAAACAATCTCATCATAAAATAAATAATTTAGAAAAAAAAGGATATAAATTGCTTTCTGATATGAAATTTGAATTTGAAATACAATGGATTTTTGGCAAAAGATTTGTTGCAGATGCTTATTTGAAAGATTACAATGCAATTGTTCAGTTTGACGGAGATTATTGGCATGGTAATCCAAAAATATTTAAAAATTTGTCAGAAATGCAGCAAAAAAATAAAAGAACAGATGAAAGAGCAAATGCAGTTGCTAAAAAAGAAGGATTAAAAATTCTCAGATTTTGGGAACACGATATAAAAAACAATGAAAACTGTGTTAAAAACAAGATTTTCAAATTTCTTAAGGAGAACAAGTCTTGCCACGCCGTATAGATTCCGATCATAAGGATTTTAGAGATATCGTAGGCGGAAAAATTCGCAAAGGACTTAGAAAGTTCATTAAAAGTGGCGAAGTTTTCCGCAGACGAGGTAAAAATGGTAAAATTACAATAAAAATTCCTGCAATTGACATTCCTCATTTCCTTCATGGAAAGAATCCAAACGGCGTTGGTCGTGGTGAAGGAAACGAGGGTGATGTCATAGGAAAGGATAAAGATAAAGATAAAGCAAAAGGAAACGAAGCTGGAGATAGTGAAGGCGAAGGAATCATCGTTCAAATCGATATGGAAGACATCCTTCAGTTTATGAAAGACGAATTAGAACTTCCAAATATTAAGCCAAAATCAAGTGCTAATATGGAAGAAGTAAAGATTAAATATAACAACATATCACTTGTTGGCCCAGAATCACTTCGTCATACAAGAAGAACCATGCTTCAAGCTCTTAAAAGGCTTTGTGGTACGGGAGAAATCAATAATCTTAAGACAGTTCCCGGATGTAAAGATCCAGTCAGATGTATCAATCCAATTAATGCAGACAAAAGATATCGTCAATTTAAAGAAATAAAAATACCATCAAGCAATGCTGTTGTGATGTTCGCTCGTGATGCAAGTGCTTCAATGGATGAAAAGAAAGTAGCAGTTGTTTCTGATATGTCTTATTGGATTGACACATATATTAGAAGTTTCTACGAAAGAGTTGAAAGATTTTATGTTTGGCATGATGTTGTCGCACATGAAGTTGATGCAAAAGATTTTTACAGAGTAAGATATGGCGGTGGAACAAAATGTTCTAGCGCACTTAAATTAATGGCAAGTCAGTTTGATAATAGATTTCCTCCTTCAAACTGGAATATTTATGTTTTTTACTTTACAGATGGTGAAAACTTTGATAATGATAACGAAGAATTTGTTAACATTATCAGGAAAGATTTTCCAGACAGTAAAGTTAACCTTGTGTCAATTACACAAATTGGATCATATTTTTACCGTAATTCAGTAGCAGAAGCTGTTGAGAAAGAAATGGTTGATTCTTCTTTGGGAAATAATGTCATAGTGACAGAAATAACACAAGAAATGCTTAATGATGAAACAAAAAGAAATGAATCAATTATTAAAGCAATAAAAGAAATACTTGGTAACGCAAACCAAACTTCTGGAGCCT